TATTGGATTGGTAAATTCAAGCTCTGCATCTTTATAATGGCTTTTATCTCGATAGGCTTCTTTAATATCTGCCTCAAACATCAATTGCAAGCTTCCTGAATCCTGAAACCAATTCCTCGCTCCACCGGCATTAACCATACTCCCCCATTCATCGCCCTGGCCGATCAATGCAAATGGCCTATCAAAATCATCCCCATCAACAGCAACAACATATATCTTTGCTTTAGCTTCCTCTACTGTATCCGCATCAACCCAGGTCTGAAAAGAGGCGCAATTTGCAATTACTGTCTGCAAATTTGTCAGCGGTAAGCTTAAAATGCCTGTTGGTGTTTCTGCCATTTTTTAAATCCTCTTTATCCTATAACTTTCACTACTTTTTTCTTTTGCCTTAATTCTTTTAACTCTCAAACTTATCATCCCCATTCCCTGCAGTAATGATATTTCGCCCGTCCTTCCTGAGCTTACTTCCCATATTTCCCCGTTACGAGTAACCTTGTCCTCAAGTTCTGGACTTTCAATCCCTCCTGAGGCGGATGTTGAAATAGTAATTGTTGCTTCTTCCCGATTAAACCTACCATCATCCTCATAATCAGCTTCTTTTCCCTCTGTTCTAAAAATAGCCTTGATTGTTGAAGGAGATCCTACTGATGGAGTATATGTAATCTCCTCAGCAAATTCATCCGTATTTAAAAATACATCAACAACATCAGTTGCTATTTGTTCTTTAAAACTCATGTTAAGTCTCTATTTTTCTGCTCTTTGCTTCTTCTAATATTGCTTCTACAAGCCCATCCTCAAATTTCTTTCTGCTTTCCGGATTCTCTAATACTTTATGCAATGTTCGCCTCCAGGTTTCAGAAAGATTCAGGTCTTCTCTGTTTTTATGAAAAACCTTCTTTAAAATCTCGGCGAAATTAATATTTTTCAAAATCTCCTCTAACATTATCTATCTCATGACACCATAAATAATTAATCCTGTAACTATTGAACTTAATATAGTAATGAGGGCAGTAGCCCATCCAGGAAGTCTACTTAATATTACTTTTTCAAAATTAGTTAATCTTATATATATAGAATGAAGATGATTATCTTTTATGTCTAACATAAAACCTTTAATGTGTCCTACTTCTGTTTCTATTACTGCTAATCGTTCTCCTGATGTTTTATTCTTTAACGGCATCACTTATCCTTTCTTCGGATTTTTCCTCAATTATAGGCTCTGGCTGCACTTTGACTTGATCGAGTTGAATGACCTTATTTATGTTATCAGCTGTAATTCCTTTGGCGCATATACCCTCTAAAAGAGTATATCCCTGCTTTCTGAGTTTTCCATTGATTGCTTTTGATTCAGTTAAAATAATTTTAACAGTCTCTTTTGACATAATGTTCTCCCTAAATAACTTCACAGCAGCAGGGATGTCGTTATTAACACCCCTGCGTTCTGTGCTTTCCCATTATGACAATGTTGCTAACGTAGCAAACTGCCAATATCCATACCCAACATTCCTAATGGTTTTCACACCATAAAGATGTCGGTTGTTCTTGAACTCTTCCTCAGATCCCTCGGCAATAGCTGACATTTCAACGTCAACCTCATTTTGTTTGATAAATGCCTTTGTTCTGCCATCTGTTCTATACACGGCCAACTTAGTTGTCCATGTCAGTCTTGGATTGGCAACTACGCTGATATCAACTTCCGCATCCTTCAGCGGATTATCAACTGTACCAGTCCCACTATTTAACAGATTGCCGCGAACTGCCTTTATGGCCGCTCCCCAAAATGCAACAGGAACCATTACCAGAAACTTCCTGGCATTTGCGTTCATTGGTTCGCCCTGATCATCCTTAATAGAAAACTGATGCTGTATCATCTTTAAGAGTACATTCGCCATTTCTATCGCTGTTGGATTAGTTGGGTCAGTTACATTCAGCTCACTATAATCACCAGCTACCAAATCATTAGTCTGTGCTCCGCTGTCGCCTTCCTCATGATCGGTATCAAAGAAAAATTCCCCATCATAACAAACCGCAGCTTCACCAGCCAGGATCAAGGTTGTTAGAAGTTTTGCCCAATGCTCATCCACTCTATCTGCCAATTCCCCGATTCTAACCCCTATTTGGGTTGTTTTATCCCTGCGAAGATCATCTACTGCAATTTCCAATGTTGCTTCAAATGTCTTGTTTTCAATAGTGATCCCGTTCTCTCTTAATCCCTTTGCGAGTCTTCCACCAATCCATTCACGCAAAGCCGGAGCCATTCCTAACCATTTATAGGTTTCGGAAGGTTGGTCTGATTTGAACTCCATACCAACCTGGCTAGTCCACGATTTCCCGGTAACCGCTTCCAACATGTTGAAAAAAGTTCCGATTATCGCCCTACTTGAAAGTCCTTCTAGTCCCATTTGAATTCACCTCCCCTTTATTTTATTTTTATAACGATCTTAATTGTACGCCTTCAAAATAGACCACGCACTTAGTGCTGGAAATCCATCTGGTAATTCTACCAATAGAACTTGCGCCCGATGAGTTCAAAGTGAAAGTATTATCATCAGTTGCATAGACAGTTTCCCCTACATCGCCGACACCAGTAACGCCAACGACCGTCAGAACAGCTTTGCCCTTCTCTCTTAGATTAACTTTCTCAGCTCCGGCAATTCCGTCAGAATTGTCTATCTTCCTCGCACAAAACCCCACAAACGGATCTTCTGCCACTAAAGGTCTTATATATCCACTCCCATTATCACCCAGAGCGCTCCCCTCATAAAGGATATCAGCTGCAATAACTGGCAAATCGTTTAAATCGCCTATCTCGTAGTCTCTAATTGAATCTTTTGCTAATGTAGTCATTTCTTTTCCACCTCCCCTTATTTTTTATTTTTATTTCTTGAGTATTTTAACCGATTTTCTTGCGTCTGCTTTCTTAAAAGCAATATAAGCCTCTTCTGTCCTGAACTCATCTCTTATCGCTGAGTCCTTTTTCCAGTCCTCTTTGCACTGATCCTCTAATGACAGTTCTTCTTCGCCCTCTTTCTTCTTTTCAGGATTATCGCCAGCCCCCTGTGATTCAGGTGCATTGACTGTCAAATCAACAATTCTCTGGTCCTTGAACTTACTGAGTGCTTCATCAGCAGTATCGCCGTCCTTAATTGCATTGTTTGCTAGTTCGCTCATTCCTTCATAAGGTATCACTGCTTTTTGAATATCAACAACTCTCTTTCTTTCTAATTCTACCCCGGCAGCATTGCCATCTTTCAGCGCTTCAACCTGAATTGCATCCACCAAATCAGATCTATCTGCTTTTAATGTATCCAGCGTTAGTTCGCTCATTTCCATATCTTTCACCTCCCCTTTGTTTTGATTTTTACTTTGTTTTTCTTGTCCCGGGCCAGGCCTTTCTTCTCTTCTCATCTGACCCCCGCATTCAGAACATTTTAAGATATTACAATGTTCTTCTGATTCCATTTTATGACCGCACTTAATACAAGAACATTTGAATTTTTCTGCAAATTCATCCCGATTGTTTGCATATCTCTGCAGAAAACTTATCGTTTTATCTATCGCATCGGGGTTACTAAGAAATTTATCTAAAAACTCTGTCATCCCTGCTGACAACTTAACACTATCACTAAAGAAATTTCCAAACATCCCCTCATTTGCAGCAGGATCATCAACAATATCAACTCCTGTCAATTTTTTAGGTCTTATTAAAGGTACTAATGTCTCTCCTTTTTCGTCTTTTGATAGACTACCATCCTCTTCCTTGCGATATTCTTCATCCCAATAAACCACCATAGAAGACCCAAAAGCATCTGGATCGCTTTCTCCTAAATCCATTGCATAATTAGCTAAATCTCCATTCGGAGTTTTATACGCAGTTTTATCCAGGTGATCATCTGCTAATACTGCTTTGCTATTATCACTTAACCTAAAATCCCTGACTCTTCCAAGAAATGTTCCAAACGCAGTATTGCTCATATTAGGATGACCATATCTTGATTTTATTCCTATTTTTGACGCATTTCCAAGTTTGATAATTGTCTTCAAGCTTTCTTCGTCAAATTCTCCACGTCTATCCTTTGTCACTCCTAACTCTACGACCTTAAAACCATAAATAATTCCTTTTTCTCTATCTATCTTCCCGTCCTCCATGCCCCGAGTTACATCGGACCGAAATAGTTTATTTTTCATTTCTCTTATCTCCCCCTATTTTTAATTTCAAAATAATGTTTTTAGGCATAGCCATCATATTCCCAGCCAATGTTATAATCTTTAATATTTTAGATTCTGGTTTATTTGCCGTCTTTTTCTTCTTCATCTCCATCCTTGATTATCTGCTCTACTTCTTTTTCATTCTCTGGATCGATTTCCGGACTTGTTAATCCAAGATCCTTTCTCTTGTTCTCTTCTCTTGCCCTCTGTTCTAATATCTCTTCCCAGTCTTTTCCCTGGCTGGCAGCAACATCAGCCAAACTTGAAATATTATTGTCAATGGCTTCCTTAGATGCCTTGACTTCTTTGAGAGGATCTACCCATGACCAACCCGGAGCAATCCATTTAGTTCTTAGCCAATCAAGCCTCTTCTCGTAAAAATTTTTAATTGGCAATTCACCATTTAAAAAAGCCTCTTCTAAAAGTAGTTCGTACGTTGGTTGACCAAATCTGGATGCATGCCATACTTGTCTGCATATAAAATATCTACGCGCTTCCAATAGAGCGGCTCTTGCGCTTGAATAATTGGTTTTTGAAAAATCCTTTGCGGTCACTTCATAGGGCAATTCTAATCCTGCGCCTATTGATCTAAGCATTCTATTTACAAATGGATCAAACATTCCTGTTGGTTGTTCAGGTTTAAGACTTGTCGCTTTTTCTCCTGGTGCTAAATAATCAACAAGCCCTGGTTCTATTTCTTCGACACGCTGACCACTCGCATTGGTTTTACCTGGTGCATTATAAGCCGCATCATAAGGATTGGTTTTTTCTATAAATATAGAAAAACAAGCTGCAATTCTGGCTGTAACTAATGTCGCTTCCATATAACTAGCCAGATCTTTAAACATTGTCATTACAGGTGCGAAGAAAGGCACTCCACGGGTTTGCCCAGGCCTTAAAACAGAATAAAGATGGAAAACATTGAGCATTCCAAGCTTATTTCTTGCTGGTATTCTTGTGAATTCATTAGAATTTGGAGTCCGTAGCCTCAATGCCATATCCCCTGGATGTGTTTTTCTAATATAATAAGCAACAGGTTGTCCTCTTTCCCCGATTTCAACGCCATCTCTGATTTTTTTATCGCCTCTTTTATCCAATGGAGTAGCTAATCTATCTGATTCTATCACTTCTAACGCCAGCTTATATGGTCTATTTTTGCCCTTTAATCTTAATGGAAGAACTATTGCCTCGCCATTCTCTAGTATCTGCCTATCAACTAATTTTTGAATTTCATAAAAACTCATTCTCTCTGTAGAGTCAGCATAAGGCAGCCATTTTTCCCATACTCGTTCTGCTCTCTTTTGAAATTCATTCGCCGTTTTATCATCTATTCCCAAACTATCTTTATCCACCCTTGACTGAGGTTTTATTCCAGTACCAATAACATTTGTAGTCATTGTTGTTGTAATTCCCGCAGCAATCCCATTGTTGCGGTTTAAATCCCTACTTCTTTCGCGCAATTCAGGTAAAGCAGAGAGTAGGTCCTCATCAGCACTTCCACCACCAGGAACCCAATCCGAGTTCAACCTGTTTTTCCTAGCACCTTTATAGGAGGAACTAAAAGCAAGTTTTGAAGCCTGACGATATGCTTTGCGATGCGCTTCTGCGCGTGGAGAGAAAAAACCTATAAAACCATCTACCTTTTCTGAAAAAGTTGTTTTCTTTTTTGGGGTTTCTTTAAGCATAACACTCATGATGGATCCTTAAAGCCCGCATAATTGCGAGTCCCTTGCTCACTTGATACCTCTGCCTGTAATCCTGCCCTCATATCCATGAGGTCTTTAAGTGATATGTATTGTAAGTTGCGTCCGCCTATTGAATATGAATCCACAGCTCCCCCATTAAGACGAGCATATATTGCATCATTAACCGCATCCAGCATTTCCTGCTTGGTAGCTGCCATAGTTTTCCTCTTTTTTAAACTATATATTATATGTCAATAGAAAAAAAGGGGGTCGTTCCTATGTTATAGGAATAATTACTCGGGGGGGTCGGTTTCGACAGACTTAAATCGATATTTACAGTCTTTGCATATATGATATCGTATAGGCGGTTTACTTGTATGGCATCTTACATTCTTGCTGTTACATTTAGGGCATCTAATAGGAAAATATAATACTCCATACTCAATATCTTCTGTTGGCGGTCTTCCAACGGGCTTTGGTTCTTCCTTGTTCTCCCTTTCTCTTCTGGTTTTAACCCCGTCTAACCATCCCTTTTTCCTTCCTACCCACGATTCAGCCAATTTTTATTACCCCGTTTGATCCAGTTTGATTGTTCTCCATTTATAAAACCATTGCTTTTCCTTGGTTGATATACCTCTTGCTTCTCTTCTTCTCTCATTGCAGATACATGCAGCATATCCGCTGCTGCTATAGCTCCTACCTCGCAATCAAGATAATGATTTGGCGCGCCCGGAGATATCAATGTCCATTCTTCTTTAGCTCTTCCGGTTTTACGATCACGCTCTATTTTTTTATGCTCAGCACAGAATTGTCTTAAATAATCTTCAGATGGATTTTTAAATAAATGCCACTGAGTAGGATCTCCTGGCTCTGCATGTACTATGCGATTAATTTTGTTTTTATAATGCGAAGTGTCTAAATGAAATAAAGACAATCCGCCTTTAATTATTGCTCCCGTCTGAGGATGCCTATCAATACTACTAACCTTATATGGAGAAGTTATTATATGGTCCCTTCCTTTAGTTGGCCTCGCAACATCCCTCCATTGCCTACAAACCTCATAGACCTCATCAGTCCTATATCCTGAATCAATACAGCTTAACCTAACACTTAGCGGCTCAACTCCCTTTATATTTGTCTTCGCCTTTGGATATTTTGTTCTAAAAAGTATTGCAATCATATCTTCCCATGATTCCACACGACAAGCCCTGATAAGCCATGACTCCTCGCTATAACCCCATCCTCGTATAACTATATAAAAATGGTCTTTTTGCACATCTACGCCGGCTGTAAGAACTAATGCGCCAGGAGGCACTACTCCTTCCTCATGTTCACCAGCTAATTTAATAAGCACCTCAGGCTTTGATTCTCCTGCCTTTTCCTCCCAGAGTTCGGCTAACCATGAATTGACAAAATTCATCAGAAGTTCAATATAACCCTTTGATCGTATAAATTCTGCAGCGACATCGCTCCATGAAACCCACGGAGAATATAATGCATTGAACCAAAAGCCCGCTCTAGTGGTTTTTGGCCGCTTGCCCGTTATGGTCCCATCCGGCTTTATTTTCTGCCCCTCAGCTAACCAAACACCATGATTAAGCATCTTGGATTTTTCTTCATCCTTAATATGTCTTTTACAATTTTCGCATTCATACCATGCCAGCTTTTTATCTCTTA